ATGGTGTAACAGGTCCCACCGGTGCTAACGGTGCTAAAGGTTCTGATGGTGTAACAGGTCCCACCGGTGCTAACGGTGCTAAAGGTTCTGATGGTGTAACAGGTCCCACCGGTGCTAACGGTGCTAAAGGTTCTGATGGTGTAACAGGTCCCACCGGTGCTAACGGTGCTAACGGTTCTGATGGTGTAACAGGTCCCACCGGTGCTAACGGTGCTAAAGGTTCTGATGGTGCTACAGGTCCCACAGGCGCTAACGGTACTAACGGTTCTGATGGTGCTACAGGTCCCACAGGCGCTAACGGTGCTAACGGTTCTGATGGTGCTACAGGTCCCACTGGCGCTAACGGTACTAACGGTTCTGATGGTGCTACGGGTCCCACCGGCGCTAACGGTGCTAACGGTTCTGATGGTGCTACAGGTCCCACTGGCGCTAACGGTGCTAAAGGTTCTGATGGTGCTACGGGTCCCACCGGCGCTAACGGTGCTAACGGTTCTGATGGTGCTACAGGTCCCACTGGCGCTAACGGTGCTAACGGTTCTGATGGTGCTACAGGTCCCACAGGCGCTAACGGTACTAACGGTTCTGATGGTGTAACAGGTCCCACCGGTGCTAACGGTACTAAAGGTTCTGATGGTGCTACAGGTCCCACCGGCGCTAACGGTGCTAACGGTTCTGATGGTGCTACAGGTCCCACCGGTGCTAACGGTGCTAACGGTTCTGATGGTGCTACAGGTCCCACAGGCGCTAACGGTGCTAACGGTTCTGATGGTGCTACAGGTCCCACCGGCGCTAACGGTACTAACGGTTCTGATGGTGTAACAGGTCCCACCGGCGCTAACGGTGCTAACGGTTCTGATGGTGCTACAGGTCCCACCGGTGCTAACGGTGCTAACGGTTCTGATGGTGCTACAGGTCCCACCGGTGCTAACGGTGCTAACGGTTCTGATGGTGCTACAGGTCCTACAGGTCCTAAAGGTGACGCTGGAAACAATGGTTCTAACGGTATTATTGGTATTGAATATGATGAATTAACAAAAGATTATACTGTAATATTTGAAGATATTGACTTATCAAAAAATCCTCAAGATTCTCAGGGTAATTCAGTATCTTTAGATTCTTCGGGAAATTTAACTGTTAACAGTCAAACTCCAAATTCAAATACAGTTGCAATTATTTCTACTACCACCACACCACCCAACCTACAATATAAAGTAGAATATACAGAGACAAATAGAGAGACAACTAATAATAGATGGAAGTTTACAACTGATACAAATACAACAAATAAAACAGCATCAGTAAAGATGTCGCAAAGCAATGACATTACTGGAAGTGTAACATTTCATTTAAAAACTGAATATGAAGGACATCATTCTGTTTACATTAAATCAATAAATTATTCATCAACTCCACAAACTCGTTTTAATAATGTTTATTGCTATGCTAAAGATAAATATGGATATCAATTATTTAATATTGACCAAACCAATACAATGTTAAGCTCTGAGTGGCTAAAAGTAATTGATAGAATATGGATTCCAAATGTTAGCAACACCAGCGATGAAGCAAAAATTACACTAACAAATAAAGGAGGTTTTAATGAAGAACAACTTATCAATATCGATGCAGTAAAAATTGTGAGAAAAATACCAGTATAGTCACATATTTATCATATTTCTAGATTATAATAGGATCATTAAATAAATAAATATCATTATTTATTTATTTTAAAAACAAGGTATGAAAAGTATATAATATAATAAAAATTGAATTAAAAGGATATTAAAATATATTTTATAAAAATATCTCGATTAGGTCGATATAAATATGGAATCACATTCTTCTTCTTACCTTGAACTAATTCTTGGACCAATGTGGTCTGGAAAAACATCAATGCTTTTAACTTATTATAGACAGTTTTGTTTTTGTAAACTGAAAGTGTGCGTTATAAATTTCAAAGCAGATGATCGCTATTCTGAAACCATGCTTTCAACGCATGACAAACAAATGATACCTTGCATCATGGGTTTTTCAATGGAGGAAATTATGCAAAGTCATGAAAACGCGAAACAAATAAATAACTGCGACGTCATATTAATCAACGAAGGGCAGTTCTTTCACGATATCGTCGAGTTTACAACTGAAATGGTGGAAGATCATCATAAAAAAGTATTCATTTGTGGACTCGATGGAGATTTCAAACGAGAGAAAATTGGGAAACTACTTGATCTCGTTCCACTTTGCGATAAGGTGACAAAATTGCGCGCCCTTTGTGGAAAATGCAAAGACGGAACGCGCGCGCCATTTTCATTCCGAAATACGAACAGCATGGAACAATTGTTGATCGGCGCAGACGACATTTATGTTCCGCTATGCAGAAAATGTTACCAAAATGAAAGTGCAAAAAAAGATAACGAATGACTTCAATTAAGATTATAGCTTTTCACGTCTTCTATTTATTCTATGAGTTCTTGTTTTGGTTCGAGGCGTTGTCCTCGTCCTCGTCCTCGTCCTCGTCCTCGTCCTTATTCGATCCTTACCCTTATCTTTGCGTTTGGAATAAGACGGAGAAAATTTATTCACCTCTTTTATTTTTTCATCGAATTTTTCAGCATCTATCCCTTTTAGCGCCTTGGTTTTATATTTTTCAATCGGATTGTAATTCAAAAACCACTCTTCATATTCGCGCGTTCCGCGTTTATCTTTCAATTTATTAAACATGTGCGACTTTACATCCTTGATGTCTTTTAAAGTCACCTGTTTACCGATGCATGGTTTCGAAAACCGTTTAAAAACGCCATCATTTTTTGCTAAATTGTCATACTGCAAATCGTAAATGTATTGGCTCATGCAAAGCAGCCGGTCTCGGTCATAATACGGGCGATTAATATAAAGAAACAGCAAGTAAAAACTGAGAATGGTGTCCGTGGTCGCAATATTCACATCTTTTCCTTTAATGCGCACAACATTGTAATTATGGCAAGCACCGGGAGACGGCTCGTAAACGAATGCCACCGTCCTTCCATCTACCACAATTTCATAATGCTCGGATACGTGTTCTCCAAAATCTTCGCGTGCTTCCACAATGACGCGACCGAAATGACCCGTTCTTTCCAGCTTGTCCTTCAATTTGTGCGCCGATTTTTTAGCGTCTTCGGACAACAAATCAAATGACGGCACAGCAGAATACAGCACAGGGCGCTGATCCTTTTTCAAATGTTCGGAAAAAAGCGCACACGCGTATCCTCCAAAAAATACCAGCTTTTCTGAAATGGCTTCGTCGCGCACAATCTCAAATATTTCCTCCTCTTTTTTCGATGGCGCCGCTATCGCATCTTTGGCTTTTTTCAAACAGTTGTCTCCTTTCAGCGGGAAGTTTTTATTGAAAAGAAGCAAGCGCTTGTACACCTTTTCCCAGCGGCTCACGTCACCGTCGGGGCGCGACAGTTCCAAATACATGGACATTCTCAGAAAATTAATCGGCGTATACAAGATTCCGTTGCGCTCAATGGCTTCGCGCATCAAACTTTTAAACAGTTCCGGTTCGATAAACGTAATGTCGGCAACGCCAATGAAATTCACAAACACCTTGTATGTTCCCGTGTGCATTCCGGATTTCGCTTCCACGTCATTGAATCCCTTTTTATAGAATATATCCGCCAACTCTTTCGCATCGTCCAGCGAATTCGGCGAAAAAAAATCATAGTCCGGAATTTCTCTCTTCAAATCATAAAATTGGTCTTTTTCTGGTAAAACATTATTTATAGAAATTCCACCGTAACAAATCAGCTTTTTTTTTATTAAAAACTGCTCGACAATCGAAATAATTTCCTGAATCGTCGGATTGCTCACCAGCTTTTCACCCTGCGATACTTCAATCTCCTTTTGCGACTTTTTCAGTATCTCTAAAGAACGCTCTATGTTTTTTTCACTCATTAAAAATACTTATTTATGATTACTATATTACTATTATAAAAATATTTTTTATAATATTAAAAAAATTGAAATAATTTTTATATTTTTTATATATCTAAACCGCCGATTAATATACGCGATTATATGGATGTTCATGATGGTTATGGCACTATCACTGGAAATAAAATTAAAATTAAAATTATACCAAAAAAAAAATATAATGACGACGATGCAATGATGAATGTCAAAAACTCATATGACCGTGCATTTAAAATACTTCCTTCCGCTGCAAAAACTAAAATATCAAAAAGTGAACTAGATAGAGGTGGCGGAGGTGTCTATACGAATAGAAGAAACCGATTTGATACGGTAAATGTTACATTTCTCAGTTTTGTCAATAATTATGATAGTGATGCTAGAAATATTGATAAAAAATATCTAGCTGGTTGGCGACTTCTTTGTAAACCAGAAGAATATTTTTCAAATTTAGAATTATTACGTGAATTGTCTATCATTGTTAGATATAAATCTTATGATGAGTTGAAAATACATCCCGCACCAGTTGAATGGGACAAAATAAGTTCAAATCGCGACGATTACAAAAAAGAAGACATCATGTGGGTTCAGGATATTAAAAATCTTGATAAATTTGGAAGAGAAGGTAAATCAATATACATTGGACCAAAGCTTATCGGCCAAAATGAAATGGATTATGCTACTAAATCTGAAATAGAAAATGTTAAATATGTTATGCTTTACCAAATGACTAAAATGGAAGATTTCAAAGAGAATTTCACTGACCCTCAAATCGACGTTTTTAACCAGTTTCAAACCGATTTTGAAAAATCTAAATTGTTCCTTGAAAATGAGAGGTTGCAGGAATATTCAATTCGTTATGGAAAAACAGTTTGTCCCGAAATGATAAAATGTGGAGATATTAAACTTGCAACAATAAAATTTAAAGATATAATAGATGGTGCAATTGAAGGTGATATTGGTAGAGAAAAATTCAATCGCACCACAACTAAAGTCAATTTGCACCATGTGGATAAGTTACTTCCTGGCAAATTGAACCATAACCACAAAAATGTATTTCTCGGTACAGCAGCAGGAAACACAATAAATTCAGCGTTTAATTCTGTAAATGCGGATTTAACAGATGTAATCGAAAATATTAAAGAAAATATTAAAAAAGAATATGCTGCTGACTTAAAAACAGAAAATGCTGAATTAAAAGCAAAAATAGCATTACTTGAAAACAAATAATCCATTATTCAGAATTTCAGCATTCCGTTTATTCAATCTCTTCTAATTGACACTCGTTATTTGTTATATTTTTTATGATACAGTCGCGAAATAAATCTTTACGCAGTTCAAATCCCACGCCAATTCGACCCAGCTTTTGCGCAGCAATCGCCGTCGTAAAACTGCCAGCAAACACATCTAATACAATTTCCCCGCGATAGCTATAATAATACGTGCTCATCAGCGGAATATCCATCGGAAACGGCGCAGTATGACCCAGCTTGTTTTCTTTTTTGCTGTTTATTTTAATCACCGGCGACAATTTGCGAATATCCCGCCGCCATTCTTGAACAAGCTCCTTCGGAATCACATTCTCTTGCTGCCGAAACGGATTTTGGGTCATGATTGTTTTCAACGAGAACCGCTTCCCTCTGTCCGACTCGCTGCGTTGACAGTGCGGATTTTTGCACTCCCACGAACGAAGTCCGCGAAACGTGTAGCTGTTACTCTTCACATTCAAGCTGCCGCAGTCATTGCACGGATACTTGACGTCTTTTTCCAGTCGATGCTTGTGAAATATGAGAATGTGCTCGTAACAATTGCACGCGTACTGAAAGAAGGGAAACGGTTTGTTCCCATTTTTATGCCGCGAACTTTGGACCTCGCCCTTGTCCCAAATAATGTCGTCCACATACGTAAACCCGCATTCCTCAAACATGGTTATAAAATACGCAGGCAGCGGTATTTTCCGGTTTCCGAATGCGTTGATTTTATCCATTTTGTCATTGTCCACCACGTCACTAACGTTGAACACGAATACGCGATGATTATCCAGCACTCGATAGCATTCGGAAATAATTGCACGCATGTCCGCCAAATACGCCTGTAAATTTGGCCACGTGGAATATTCGCGCGCATTGTAATACGGCGGTGAAGTGACCATGTGTCCAACCGACTCGCTCGGAAGACGCCGCAGCGCTTGCAAACACCCACTCCAAACCACTTTCACTTTCTCCGGATTCGAGGTAATTTGGTTCAACAGTTCATTGTTAATAGATGGTTGCGTTTCTTCATTAAACTGTTGTTTGATCACGTGGCGATACGCATCAATAAAATTGTAAACGTTTCTTTCTCTATTTTCCTTATTGTCTTCCTTTTCGTCATTGTAATCATATTTGCGCGTCAACTCTTCAAGCAACTCTTTTGACAGCATTTCATTCAAAATGACAATGTTGTCTTGAACCAGGTTTGACAGGTCGGTTGGCAGTTTTGCCGATATTATAATTTCATTTTTTGGTTTAGATTTTATTTTAATTTTTATTTTTTTTGGATTTGGGCTTATTTCTTCTTCGTCTTTTTCTACTTTTTCTATATTCATTGACAAGACAACTAGTAGTTATTATAAAATTATATATTTATTTCAATTTTATAATAATTATTAAATTATTCAACTATTTGTTTGAAAATAAATCCATTATATGTTTTCAGTTTATAACATTTCGGTCTATCCTCATCAGTATATTTGTGATAATTACAACATTGATTGATTCCAGTATATTTAAATTTTAATTTTTTACTTGCATCATAACCAGATTCAAATGTATTTATTATTTGATTAGTTGTCTTATCTATTTGAAGAGTAACTATGCACTTCTTCGGTCCACTCTTCGCTCCATATGCATCACCATTATCAGTTTTTGCAATATTTAAAATGTCTGGTAGTTTATCTACATCTTCTTCAAATATAAAAATGTGTGTTTTATTATATGTTTTTATTTTAGGATATTTTTTTTTACCATCACCATGATAAAAATAACACATTGACAAAATCGAGGTTGAATTGATATTTAATATTTGACTTCCTTCACTTGCGCCATAAAATTTACAAACAATATTTCCAGTTTCAATTTCTATTTGTAAAATATTTTTACTGTTTTTTCCTTTTTTAAAATTGTTAATAGTTTCTTTTGTATTCATATTTTCTTTGTATGTTACCCATTCTAAATTGCTAACATGGTTATTCAGTATATTTGTATCTTTATGATTTACTACTGGTTTTTTTTCTGGATTTTCTAAAAATGTTTGAGCGACTAATCTATGAATTAAACAATTTTTTTTAGTTCCATCATCACGATAAATATTAACAAATCTATACCCAGATACTTTTGAACCTTTCAAAATACGATTCGTGCGTTCATGTTTTACTTCGCCAGTATTTGAAACCAAATACTTATCTAGTTCAGGATAAGATTTCCATATAATATTTTCAATTTCATTTTCTTTATAATTGTAATCATTTTGTTGAATATCTGCATATGATATTTCCAAATCTTTAAATATACATTCGCCATTGTCACCACCACCTCTTATTTTTTTATTTTTACATTTTGTTGTTATTGTTCCTTTACTACAATTAAAAAATTTCGCACATTCTGTTATACTATCAAAAAATTGTTCTTGGTTTGATATTTTATTGAACACTCTTGTAGGACGTTTAAACTTATTTACTAAATTATTATCGACAGCATGTCGCATGTTATCTATTTTTGATATCCATTCGAGATTAGATACGCAGTTATTATAAAAATCACCATTTTTATGGTTCACCTCTGGTAAATCATTTGTATTTTCAATAAAATGTTCAGCAACTATGCGATGTAAATAAAAACCTTTATGTTTATTATCGTTTGTTGGAAGATAAATCCTTGCTCTTGAATTTGTTTTTTTTAATCTATCATAGTTAACTGTAATATTTTTTTTCCTTGTAATTTGTCGGATATTACTTAAATTAGACACTTCATATCTAGGCGAATATAATACAGTTTTCCATACTTCTTCCATTGTGATGATATATGATATAAACATTTGTTTAAATCAATTCAATTTAATAATAAAAATAAAATCAGGAAAATCAATGTGCCAAGCAAAGATGCAAGGAGGGGTCAGAGGGGAACCAAGGTTCCCCTAAATCGTAAAACTGTACATATTGGATTGCAGCGGGCGACTCGCAAACGACAGCTGCGGATTCTGCGGCGTGGGCGCCTGAATCGTTTGAGGAACAAACATTAAATTCGCCGGCTTGAGTAAAAATGCGCTCTTCATCGGTCCCGATTCAAACCAGTCATTATAAACCGCCAAGTTCCCATCTCGCAGCAACTGAAACGAAAGCGCCATGCACTGACATCCTGCTAAAGACGGCGGCATCGGGTCATAATTTTCCGCCGACATGGAGGAATCCGGTAGAACAATCGTCATATACTGCTTATTAAACGACGTCAGTTCCGTAATGTCCGGACTGTTTAAAACATTGAATACGGTCAAAATCCTCAAAAATGCATTGCTCGTTAAATTCGTAATTTCATACATGCGTTCCGCACCCGGCTGGTACAACAGCGGATTACTTTCCACAATAATCACAACTTTTCCCGCAAACTTATTCACCGGCTCGGCACATATATTTTTCCCGCCAAATTCGTGATTATATTCCGGAATCAATCGGTCATTCAGGTTCGATTTAATGATATCCGCCATGCTATTCAACACGTCCACGTCGTTGGTTTTGATTCGGAACAGTAGTAGCAGCGGATCGTTGGGGTTAGGACACACGTTTGAACTCGGACTAAATGCCGACGTCGCCACTGCACTCATGGCTTCATCAAACGACACCGAATTGTAGGTTTCCTTAATGCACTTGTCATCGCTTAATGAAGTGGAAACGATTGGCTGTCCGTTTTTACCGTATATTTCAAAATCCAAACACCTGCATCCCATTTTAATTGCGTGTTGAAGCGCGCACACGTTTACGTAATCATTTGAAAAGTTTCCCGTGGAGCAACAATTGTACGCCGTTTTTACATAGTAATCTCTCAGTAAGAATTGAGAAGACGGATCAGCAGAAGCCGTCGTGATCCAACTTGAATTTAGCGCCGCCGACTTTTTGCCGTTTAACCGTCCGCAGCTTTTTGGAAGCAGCGTCATTTTATAATAGACGTAATATGCGATACAGCCCGCTATAAATATCACGAGTGTGGTCCCGATAACGTGAATGAGCGTCGTGTTGTCCGTTTGCGACATGTATGATTTTAATTGCAATTTAAAGCTGTTGGCTGCATCAGCAACACCCGAAATTACGTTACTACCTGGTTTAACTGGACTTGACATTTATTTTATTTTATTATTCTTTATTAATTTTTATTATATTAAATATTTTAATAAATTATAAATTATGAATGAATAAAATATGAGTTTATCTAAATCTTATAATTTATATATATTTTAAATTATTGAATTATTTTACAAATAGTCAATTATTTAATTAAATGAATTAGAATTTAAAATTATTATGTCTAGATTATATAGTATTTTATTTACATTTATATAATATATCTCTTCTCTCTTCTCTCTATAAAAAATATTTCATAAAAATAAATAAATAATGGCAGGAGGTTTATTAAATTTGGTCGCATACGGCAATCAAAACGTCATTCTCAATTCCAATCCTAAAAAAACATTCTTTAAAACAACATATGCAAAGTATACAAATTTCGGTCTGCAAAAATTTAGAATCGATTTCGACGGGCAGCGAAGTTTACGATTGAATGAATCTTCTAAATTCACATTTTATATTCCACGCTATGCCGAACTGCTAATGGACACGTACCTGGTTGTCACGCTACCAAACATTTGGAGCCCTATTCTGCCGCCCCAAAGTTGTGGACAGTCGTGGACGCCTTACGAATTCAAGTGGATCGAAAATATTGGCACGCAAATGATCAAAGAAATTACAATTTCGGTAGGCGGCCAAACGCTTCAGAAACTTACAGGCGGATACTTGCAAGCGCTTGTAGAGAGAAATTTCAACGGAACCGAGCGCGACTTGTATAACCGCATGACCGGCAACATTCCGGAACTCAATAATCCTGCCCTGTTTTCATCCAACAATGGAAAATATCCCAATGCCTTTTATAATTACTATACACCACCCAATCCAGCAGGAGTTGATCCGTCCATTCGGTTCCGAAAACTGTATATTCCCATCAATGCGTGGTTCACGCTTAGCAGCAAAATGGCGTTTCCGCTTGTCGCGCTGCAATACAACCAACTTCAAATCGACATTACGCTGCGCCCCATTCGCGAACTATTTGTCATTCGCGACGTGTCGAATCCGGCCACCGGTAGTAAAACCGCCGCACCCAGCACCACAAACACAGACCCGCCTTATTTTCCCGAATACGTCACGCCGAATTATATTCAGCCCAATTTTAATGACAACTTGCAACAATTTTATCGGTTCATTCAACCGCCTCCTAATATTGAACTGGATTACGGCACTTCAACTCGCAGCGACTGGAATGCCGACATTCACTTGATGTCCACTTACTGCTTTTTATCGGCGGACGAAGCCAAACAGTTTGCAACCGTGCCGCAACAGTACTTGTTTAAATCCGTGTATCAGTGGGATTTCGAAAACGTCACCGGCAGTCGTCGCGTATGGCTGCAAAGCACGCTCGGCATGGTGGCCAGCTGGATGTTTTATTTTCAACGAAGCGACGCATACTTGCGAAACGAATGGGGTAACTATACGAACTGGCCCTACAAGTATAAACCGGACGGATTGTTACCGGCCCCACTGACGCTACCATTCGATTGGTCTGCACTATCACGATGTCCGTCATATGACGTTAACTTGGGACCAGGAACCAATCCGGCATACCCTGCATATCCGTATACCGGCTACTTTATTACGCCACCATTCAGCGTTCAAAACCAAAAAGACATTCTTTTGAATTTAGGAATTTTATTGGATGGTAAATACAGAGAGAATTTACTCGATGCCGGCATCTATAATTATCTGGAAAAGTATACCAGCAGCCGCGGTTCAGCACCCGATGGCCTTTATTGTTACAATTTTTGCCTAAACACTGAACCCAGCGATTTTCAACCTTCTGGTGCAATCAATGCCAGCAAGTTTTCAACGATTGAGCTTGAATTTACCACGTTCTATCCGCCGCTGGACCCGAGCGCGAATTTCTTGACCATTTGCGATCCGGAAACCCAAGTTCCTGTTGGTGTGAATAAACCGACCTGGAGAATTTACGACTACAATTACAACTTGACTGTTTTTGAGGAGCGTTTCAATATGCTGACATTTGTCGGCGGAAATTGCGGTCTCATGTATGCAAGATAAAACAAATTGAAAAAATAATTTGTTTGGTATTATTTTACAGTGTATCCATTTATTTCGAGTTAATCTGTCTCGCGTCGCAATGGCTACAACTATGTCAGCAAAAGAACTGGGACGACTCCAACGAACGATGAACGAGCTGCTTCAAAGCGGCAAAATGGACGAGTTTCGCATATTGCTCAACGAGAATGCAGAGTTGATTGACACGACGCGAGAAAAAGGCATTATTACCATGGTGCTACGATTTGCGATTTTGGAACACGATGATGCGCGCATTGCTTCCGTGTTTGACCGACTTTCCATGAAACGCGATTACTTTGCGCTGATGGTTTACAATCCTGAACCCGAACACTGTGCGCACTTGTTCACGCGATACATTGACGCCGCGCTTCTCGACTCCAAAGACATTCGATTCATGATTGAAAATCGGCTCACATTCCTGTTTCGTTACTTGGACGGCAAGTTTTTGCACGATTCTCGGGCCACATGTGACGGTGGTGGCGAATTGGTCGAATCTGAGCCATGTCTTTCCACTAGTTTATCCACAAGTTTATCCAGGTATACGCTTCAAGAATGCGAGTACTACATTCAAAAAATTGTTGCTCAAATTGAAAAATACCAAATTGAAAAATACCCAAAAAACAAATCGAAACAGCACCTAGCCGTTTTGAAAAAGCTTCGTGAAATAACATCCCTTTATGACGCAATTATTGACGGCGGAAATGTTCTGTATTCTTACAACGGCAATCCGAATCCCGACGATTTGAATACCATGATTCAACTTGTTCGGCGAAACGGATGTAACCCGCTCGTTGTTATCCACAAATCGCACGCCGACGAACAACGCAATCCATCCTACGCTCCACGCATTAATGCCATGCTACGCGACGTGCCTCACATTATTACTCCCGCCGGACTAAACGATGACTTGTTTATTCTGTTGGCGTACTTGATTCGCATTCAAAAAGAAGAACGGAAACAGAAAAATGGTTCTCGCATCTCGATTGTTACGCGCGATACGTATACCGACCATATGGACAAATTTAAACGCACTGAAAAAGATGTGTCGGATGATTTTGGAAAATACTTGGCAAGTGACCTTGTTTCATTTGTGAACGATGGCGGCGGAAACATGCGCATCTGCATTTGCCTTCAACCAGCCATTCCTGCCATTTCGCATTGCATTCAAATTGTCGAACCATATGCATACATACCTATTGAAAAAACACGCACATTTCGAAAAATACAACTATGATTTTAACTGATTTTAACACTATGAAAATGTATGTATAAAAATAAAAATAAAAATAAAATAAAAATAAAAATAAAAATAAAAATAAAATAAAAATAAAATAAAAATAAAAATAAAAATAAAATAAAAATAAAATAAAAATAAAAATAAAAATAAAAATAAAATAAAAATAAAAAAATAAAATAAAAATAAAAATAAAAATAAAAATAAAATAAAAATAAAAAAATAAAATAAAATAATAGTGAAATGATTCAATATATACGAAGAACAATAAATACTATAAGTATCATTTTAATCACATCATATCACATTCTTACATATAAATTAAACTTTAATGCATATAGTGACACTGTAATAAATATATGTAACTCGTTGGTCAGTCATAGTTATATTTTTATTAAAATTATTCAATGGGGAATACAAGATGTGTATGATCTAACTTTTAATGAAGAATTAAAACAATATTTTAATACATTTAGTAATAATGTTCCGTATACTAATTTAGAACAAGAAAATGCCATTTTGTGTATTAATAATGCAATAGAATATGCATCTACACTTAATGATAAACTTGTAATTGAAAATAATTATATTCCGATAAACAGTGGTTCTGTTGCTTTGGTTTATAAAGCACGCTTAAATGATAAACCTGTTATTATAAAAATTTTAAGATATAATATTAAAAAAAAAATAGAACAAGACATTTATTTTATTGAATATTTTTTCGATAATATACTTGTAAAAATGATAATAAAACAGTATACGAAAGTAAATTTTAAAAAATTTATAGAAAACAATCGTGATATTTTATTAAATCAATGTGATTTTGAATGCGAAGTAAATAGTGCATTATTATTTAAAAATAATCTAAAAAATAAAAGAAATATTATGATACCACATGTTTACCAACACTTTACGAACGCATTTAATAAAATTATAATAATGGACTACATTGATGGACCCATCGCAAAAAATGTACCAGTATATCAATTACAAAATCATTTTGAAACAATTCGATCATTATATCTTGACTCATTATTTAGACATAATATTTTACACGGAGATTTTCATTTAGGAAACATAATCATAGTAGATGAAAATAGAATTGGACTTGTTGATTTTGGAATTGTATATATACTAACCGATAAAATAAGCAATGGTTTATTTGACGTACTTTTTTTAAATAGTCATAAAAAAGAAATCAAGTATTTATTACAAGCACTGAAAATTTTCATTAAGTTGACTTGTTTAAATGAAAAAAAATATGAAGAAATATTTATAAAATTAAAAAATGATGATGAACTAATTAACATGTTTTTAACTTCAAAATTTTCAGGAAGCGTCTTAGTTGCTAGTTTAAATAAAATAATATCAATGATGGATAGTGTAGATTTAAATGTTTATATATGTAATTTAATTTTAGCGGCAATGTCAAGTTTGCAAACAATTGATAATTCAATGTCGCTCATTGACAGTGGTAATAAATCACTTTCATCATTTATAAAATCATACATTAGAAAGTTTTAAATTATATTACCAAATATTAGCTGATCGTAACAACTATTATTATCTTTTAAAAAAATATACACATGAGTAATTTTAATTTTTTATTAGATTTTATTAGATTTTATTAGATTTTATTAGATTTTATTAGATTTTATTAGATTTTATTAGATTTTATTAGATTTTATTAGATTTTATTAGATTTTATTAGATTTTATTAGATTTTATTAGATTTGAATATATTTATATTAAGTTTAATAAAATATTCAAATCTAATAAAATATTCTATTTAGTAATAATAATATAATAATAAAATAAAATATTTTAGTAATAATATAATAATAAAATATTAATACATTTTTATAAGATGCCCAGAGTATCCAAATGTGATAATAAGAATAAAAAGACGCAAAAAAAATATAAATCGCGTCCATCTCCCGCATTCGCTGCAAACGATTGTAAGAATAAAACCAAAAAAGGAAACAATGGAAAGTTTTTTAAATCGGTCGCAGATAAAAATGGAGTGTATAAATGGACCCCGGTTGTTAAAAAATAATAAAATAATCTAAGTTTTAGAATATATATAGTATTTGTATAATTTTTATATTTTAAATTAATAAAAATGAATTTTGATGATCAAGATGACGAATTGGCTGGATTAATCGAGCAACCCGATTCCGATATGTTAAGGGTAATTCCTCGTGGTGTAGCAAATAATGGCAGAGTAAATCCTGTCCAGCGACAGCTACAGCGCGAACAACCACAACAACCACAAATAAATCCATTTATAATAAATAATCGGACGCCGGGCGCTATGCCGTCAAACGGCGGAGGGCGAAAAAAGAAACGAACAAGCAAACATAGTAAAAAATATAAAAATAAAAACTATAAAAATAAAAATCGTAAACATCAAACAAGAAAAACAAGACGAGTTATGAAAAAACGTAAATAATTCATAAAATTGAAAATCGATACTACATTTATTTTTTTTTTATCCCAATCATGATGATAGAAAGAAATATGATAAAAAGTAAAAAACTCGTCTGCGATATTACGCCACAACTTGCCGAATTCCTAGGTGAACCAGGTCAGACAAAAATGTCGCGAACAGAAGTCACGCGCAGAATCGACGCATATATTCAAAAAAAACACCTTCAAGATGTTATGAATCCCACCAATATTTATCCAGACAAGAAGCTTATGACGCTGCTTTTATCCGCGTTTGCACCGAATCCAAGACCTTATCCCAAAATGATAACATTTGAAATGCTGCGCGACATGATTTCAAATCACTGTATTTTCACTAGATACGAAGATTATTACTATCGTGTTCCCAGCGTTCCTTGTGGCGAGAATCCTTTATAAAATCTTCTAATTTGTCCATTCCGCTACTATCTTTTACATGCACTTTATGAACACATGTCAAATAATAACAATTTTCAGTCGGATTATACTCTTTTTCTTCAATCAAGTAGCTTTCGTGCGGGATGTTTATAAACGTGTCACATTCATAACCATCTTTACTATCTTTATTATAATCATAATCATTGTTGTTGTCACTTTTTGTGCAAACATACGTAATGTATGCGCGATGCACTTTATCATAGTGTGCATTTAAAAACTCATTGTATATTCCACCTCCGCCAATAATCCACAATTCATCATACTTTGCAGCTTCACAATGCGCGAGAGCACCGTATATCGAAGAAAATACATGACACGATGTTGAAGTTGAAGTTGAATGTAAATTTGACTGTAATTCGGTATTTCGAGAAATAATAATATTTGTTCTATTTTTCAACGGTCTTCTTCTCTCTGGAATACTTAACCATGTATTTTTACCCATGAGCACCGCATTCTTTCCTGTACCCGTCGTTCGTTTGGAAAATAATGCCATGTCATCCTTTAAATGAGGCCACGGTAGTCCACCTTTTAGCCCTATTCCTCCGTTTCCAGTAATTGCAACGGCAACGTTTATCATCATTATTTTCTGATTATGAATTATTATAGTTTTACAATATAGTATAGTTCGCAATATTTAATTAAGTAGTATTTAGTAAAAATATTTATTATTATTTTATAGTTATTTTATAGTGTAGTGTGTATAAAATAATTATAAATTATAAAATAAAATAAAAATAAATAAAATTAAAAATAATTATGAAATTTAAGTTTGAATTTATTATTTTTATCATTACCGCCGGTCTCATTTTAAACACGTACTATGACGGTAAATATTTTAAACTGGTGGAATCCGTGAATGCAAGAAAATACATAAAAATGGCAACCATTGGATTCTTCGGACTGTCCATGTACTTGTTCATGAAGAAAAACCCGGAAAATTCGCACAACATTATGCAACACGCCAACGAGTTTATTAAATACATGCCCATTAGCCGCGAATCCGCAGACATGTTGACCCCGTTTTTCGACATGACAAACAAGCGCGCATTCTTTGGCCAAGATGCAAATGCCACAAGTGCAAATGCCGGTACTGATGATGCCGGCTGGACAACTCGACGACAACAAAACAGCATCAACAAAATTATGACCTCCGGTAAAACGGGCGGCGGCGCAGGACCCACTAAACGCAGCGTCAGCGAATCCAAAAAGAAATTTGTCGCATCGCAACAGGGATGGAAGTGCGGCGACTGTCAACGCCAACTTCCAGGATGGTTTGAAGTCGATCATAAAATCCGTCTTGAACATGGTGGTTCCAATGCCGTCGATAATTTGGTGGCATTATGCAGAGATTGTCACGGTAAAAAGACGGCATTTGAGAATTTTTAAAAGAGTGTAAACAATAAGTGTTGGAGATATAGAGAGACAAATGCAGAGAGATAAGATATAAAATTATTTAGCAGTTCTCAGTTTTTAATTAAATAATTTTATATCATAAATATATCCATCCAATCCACCCAATATCTATCCACAAGTAAAATAAAAAAAAAATAAATAAAAAATAGTAAAATGCAGTCACTGAATAATAATTCAGTTGAAATAACTGGAACCGTGACAACATTGACCAAATTCATTTTCATCGCGCTCCTATGCATCCTTGTGAATATCCCGCTCTACTTTATGGACGAAAAATGGGTCGCCGGACTGTTCACAGGTGCATGGGTCGGTGCAGCAGTTTTACTGTTTCTTTATAATCACGCATTCAACCTCAACGTGACTTCATACAGTTTGTCCAACTTTTTCAACAGTTATCTTGCCCCGATTCTAATCTACGTGTTTTGGATCATATCAATTTACTGGTTGGTCACCGGAAACGCCGACTTGGCCGAAAATCCAAGCGACAGCACAACTTCAAGAAACATTGCAGCCGTTTTTACAGGGGCAATCCCCTTTTTAGCAATTGTTGTAACTACACTGTATAAGACAAATGCAACACACCTCGTCCCTTGGGGCATTGGCGGCAGCATAACTGCATTCATTTTCGCGCTGTTCTTCTATTATTTAAACGTGTTGCGAGTGAGTTGTACCGGTGGTTCTAGCTCGGATTGTTGGGCTTACGCCGGATGGTCGACGTTTTTAGCTTTTATTTTGACAACCGCATTTTTTATAGGGCTGTCCTTCATTACTATTATAAACGCCGCTCTAAGAATGTTTCAAATCTTTCCGAAAAACTTTTTACAAAACCTAACTGCACCAATCAACATCTTTTCCATCGTAATGTATTTAATCGCGTGGATTTCCAGCATCGTCGTATTTTTTCGCCACGATGAAACGTTTGGAGATGAAGAAAGCGACCCCGTAAACATATCGTTCACGCTAATTGCTCTGATTTCTCTCGCGATACTCTTCTTGAAACAATTCGAATTTGCATCCGCAGCTATTACGCGAATTATGCAATACGTTATGAGCACCGACTTTAGTCCGTGGTCTATTTTAATTCATGCCGCAATCATTTTCTTGTTCATATTTTCAATCAATGTCACAACAACATCGTTACATAAAACAGGATGGGCAAATAATCCGTCAATTTTGACTATATTTATTTCTATTCTTGTTTTAATTATATTTTATATAGGCATATTATATTACAGAAATTAAATTTCATTTTATCGATTTTTTTATTCTGTTATAATAAGTGTAATAATATAATAAGTGTAACTAATAATATAATAAGTAATAAAATAATAAGTGTAGTTTATAGTTTATATTGATCCAATCCGAGTTTTGATATTCAGCAAAATAAATGAATTCAGATGCAATCAAAATGAAAGCAATTCAACTAAAGGATGCAGTCGTTGATGCCGGAGCGTCCTTTAAATTTTTCATTCTTTTCGTCATTCTTTTATTTTTATCCCTTTCAGCATACGGATTCAGCCACAATTTTATTAAAAACCAATGGTGGTTTTCTATTGCAGCCATCATCATTCTTCTGTTCTCGTTATTCTTAAAATTCATTTTAAACATTTCAACCGTTTACATTGTTTTATTTGTATTGGTCGCAGTTTCAGAATTGCTGTTCCTGGTCAATCGATTCGCAGGCATCGTCGCCTCTTCCATCGTAGGTTCCCTCATCTTGTACATTCTGTACCTAACACTCGTTCGTGGCGAAAACGTAAACGCATCCGTAAACGCCTTTTTTAGCGACATGTCGTTATCCGACCCCCTTTACATTTTAAGTAAAGTATCAACATTTATATGCAATTACTTTTTGAAGGGAATTCTGGTTCAACTTGTCAAAAGCTCGATGCTAATTATATTCCTCATGTATTTAGGACTGGTCGTTTATATTTACACAAAACAACCGTATCAAGTGGTTTCAGATAACAAGTCCATATTCCTCTTCCTTTTCCTTTTCATCGGGTTTGCGCTGTTATCGCTGCTCGTCATGGGCCTGGAAGCATTCGTTCCTTTTATCACATCATTCATAAAATATACAATCATTATTGGCATTGCGATTGGTCTCATCATGGCAGTTTTACACGTTTATACCAACGTTCCAATTATTGCAAACACGGTTTTATTCATTCTGAATATCGCAATTCTCGTCGGCATTTTGGCCATGGTTATTCGATTCATTGGAGCAGAATCGCCAAACTACATTTCCGGTCCACCCACGTGGTCCAGTTTACTGTTTAAAATCGTGATTTACCTTCCTTGCATGTGTCTGAATTTGGCCGACTATTTTCGAGGCGAGCTCAAACTGGCGCAGCGACAATGGACCTACGTCATTCTTCTATTCTTTGAAATCGCATTCGTCGCGCTGCTGTTTCTGCTTCCAAAGGTATTCGACGCGGTCGTAAATCACAACGGCGAAGTCATTCTAGATAAAGTGTTGCCGCTCAACGAGAAAAGCAATCCGTTTGACATTACGACGCCCAATTCAGACAACAGCACGACCGTTTCTTTAACACCGTCACTCGCAGACAATGTGAAAACAAATACGCCGCACTACAGTTACGGAATTTCCGCATGGTTTTACATTCATCCTGAACCGCCAAAAAACAGCTATTCTCCAGCCGATGACGGAATCAGCATTCTGAATTTTGCAACCGATTCAAATGGCGGCGCACCGCAAGTTTTTTTCAATCCGAAAACGAACCAACTCGTAATAAGCGTTCAAACTGAAACAAACAACACTGTAAAAGTCGATGTTCCAAATCAAATTTTGCTCCAACGATGGAACCACTTGTTCGTCAACTTTAACAATAGCGGCATCATGGATGTGTTTTTAAACAGTCATTTAGAAAGTTCTACGCCAAATATAATTCCGAAACTGCCCAAAACTTTGATTGTTGGTTCGCCGGGAGGAATATACGGCCAGCTTTGTAATGTGGTGTATTACAAAGACGTTGTTGGCAACCAAGGCGTTTCTTGGATTTATAATAGCCATAAATTGCTAAACCCGCCACTCAAACCCAACTTTTAGAAGGATTTTATTTAATAATAAAATTTATATCATTGAAAATATCAAATATCAAATATTATTTCCATGAAATATTTTGTAATATATGTAAAAAAAATTACAAAATATATATAATTAATTATATATAAATATTATAATAATTATTTAATTATTTTATAAACAAATATATAAGTAAATAAGTAAATATACATATTAAAAATGGAATTTTCTTGGTCAACGTTTATCATCTTTATACTCGTCATTATTATCATTTATTTTCTCTGGTCGATGATGACTTCGTCCTCTTCAAGCACCGTAATTAGCGGTTCCCAGGACGCAAAAACTCAAACATCTATTTCTATACCTGATAACAGCTACAGCTTTGCCCTTTCTACTTGGATTTATGTGACCGATTGGGAATCAACTTCTGGAGAGAAGGCAATTATTTCTTCTGAATCCGATGCATCACAAAAAACGCCCAACCTTCTGGTAAGTTTAGGGAAAGATAACAATGTATTAAATATAACCTTGGGAAATAGCGGAAACACGGTCATTCCTCCTGTTCCAAACATTCCACTTCAAACCTGGGTGTCCATCATTCTGAATGTAAACAATGGAAGTTCCATCGACATTTACATCAACGGAAAACTGGTGCAAACAAACGCCCTGCAAGGTCCGTGGAGTTTAAGCGCCGGATCGCTGTATGTCGGCTCTAAAGACGGTTTTGACGGCTACATTACCATGGCAACATTCCATAAAGCGCCGCTTGCCCCACAAGACGCATGGGACACTTATTCCAGCGGATACGGGGCCAGCGGGTCAAGTTCGGCTGTCGACTTTTTCAACAAGTACAAGGTCCGCTTTGCTTTCGTAAAAGATAATGTTGAACTGTCTCGTCTCGACATTTAATGTACGTACACGTAGACATACATTGTTACCATCCGCAACCGCTTAATTAGTTTTTTGTAATATAGCATAGAATTCATTACTTCCCTTTAAGGTTTTATACACTCTTACAACATTTAGGTCTATAAATTTCGTAGAAAACAGAATTTGTATTATATCTCTAAAAATGAATGCATTAAATTTCCAACAATGTGAGTCTATGTATTTTTCATTGCATATGGTAAACGCATTCTTAATATTTTCTATTTCATTTATTATTTTTTCTTTATTTTTATCCATAAACGCCTTTTCTTCATTTATAGAAACAAACATGTTTTGAATTGAATTATTATACAATGTATCCCAGTGTTTAACAGAGTCATTATGTGTATTTATATAGCGACTTTCTAAAAAAGCGACAGGTGATGGTTTGTCGCGATTATTGTAATAACTGTCCAATACATCAAATATAGTGGATGGCTTTCGAAAATGGTCAAAACAGTATCTGTAATCTGGTATACAAAGGAAAATATAAGAGTTCGGGTTTAATACACTTGACACATTATTTAAGAAAGTAATCAAACACGGTACGTGTTCAATATTATGCGAACTAAAACACACGTCAAACCTTTTATCCGTTATTACATCAGAGTATTTTAATTTGTCCTTTATCACGTAATTTACATGACATATTTTACTTGTGTCTACGTTTGGATCTTTTATATAATTTTGCATTAATTCTTCTTTCGTAAAATAGTCAACCGTATAAACGTTTCGACGTTTACCGACCATACACGGATTACAAAGAGGTCCTATTTCCAATATCAATCTTTCATCGTTCGGAATCAAGTCTATAAAGTCCAGTATATTAAATATTTTTGTTGAAATTAAACCTTCGTTTTCACCGTAAATTTTATAATGATTGATTAATGATTCTCGGTCCATTTTATTTAAATGCGGATTACTATTATAATAATCGTCTACATCGAATTCTTCTGGAAAATTCATTTTGTAAGTTGTCTATTTGTTTTTTAATTTATTTTATTATAATATATACATATATTAAAATTTTAAAATTATTTAAGCGATTTTTTTAATAATATATTCGTTTTTTTACTTTTAAATTTATTGGAATATGAATCTAAATAAATAATATAAAAAATATAGAAAATATAGTAAATATTTCAAAATATTTATTATATCAATAAATATAACATATCCATACATTTTCAAAACTAAAAAAATGCTTTTTTATGGAAAAGAAATTGATTTTACAACAATTATTTTGATGGTTATTTTCATTTTAGCCATCTATATTTTATTTTCTTATTACCAACAACAAAAACAAGCCATTCCCATCATTGTTACTTCGCGCCCCGCGACAACGGTTACCACCGTTTCAATCCCTGAAAAAACGCAATTAAAAACCGGCGCATTTGCACTTTCTCTCTGGATTAACCTTAACTCTGCTGTTAAATTTTCGCCGTCATCGGCATCGTCGCCGTCGCCCTTCAATTTGCTACGCGTAGCAAAAAAGGATGGAACTTCGCCATCACCTTTGACTTTGGCACTCGATGCCGACGGAAACCTCGTCGTTTCGTCAATGACGAATATAAAAACAACAATCATGTTGTTTCCCATTGGAGAATCTGTCAACATTGTTCTAAATTATAACGGCGACGACGATGTTGATCCCGATAAAAATGAAACCGTGTATGATCCAACAACAAATAAAAATATACCCATTTATAACCCCGATGCAAACACGTTTTACAATGGCAGTAAGCGCGCGCTCGATGTCTACATTAACGGACTCTTGAATAATACAATTTCTGTCGACACGCTCACAAATTCAAAAGCGGATCCCGATTCGCCGCCATACATTACCTGCACAGACGCCTCCATGAACTACATTACAACCAACGGAAATGAAATCGTAGTCGGCGACGACTCATCCTCAGCCATCGTCGATGGCACAATTTCCAATGCCGCATTCATTAAAGACGGATGTTCGCCCCAAGACGTTCTCAGCATTTTTAATCAAGGCGAATCCGGAAGTATTTTGGAAAACTTGTTATCGTATAAGCTTCGCTTCAGTTTCATCGAAGATAATAAAGAAATGAAAACGTACGACTTTCTATAAGTTACTAATTAGCGAACGAATCGCTGCGATAATAACATTAGTCCGCCGAAAATAGAGAGATTCTTTGTAAATGAAATCATTTCATTCGGATTCGTCGGAAAATGGAAAATTAAAATCGTCATGGCGGTAAACACTGCCAGTCCAATCGTCGCTACATACGCATACTCTTCATACTTGCTCGTATAGAGAGAATACAATATTAGTAAACTTCCAAGCGTGAGTAGTCCAATCACTCCTATAATTGTTGAATCGTAGATCAGCGAAACCAGCATTTTACTCTGGTTCAGCAGCGCCCTTTTAAAATACGCTAAAACCGGAATTCCGATGAATGCTATGCTAATGAAAGCAAACAAATATATATTTAATGGGTTGCTTGTTTTCTCATTCATTACCAAGATTACATAAAAATATAGAATTGCAGCAGCAACCGCAGCAATAAATACGGGATTCAATTGAAGTTCAGTTATTTTTGTCTTTAAAATATCTATCGTGCCTTGAAATGACATGATTTTATTTATACCACCCCCTATAAATATAAACAATAGTAAGAATGCATTAAAACAAATAAATAATTTATTATCCATTATATTATTTATTTATATTTTTATTTTATTTGTATTTTGTTTTATTTGTAAATCTAAATATTTAAATATTAAAGTTTCGAAAGCGCGTATCCGCCTTCTCCCGTCGTGAAAACGCGTTTATATTGTTGTCCCGTTTCGTGCATTTTCAAATGACATGATTCGCACACTGTCAATAAATTCGCCCGATGATTTTTATGAAAATGCTGAATGTAGTCATTTGAATCCGCTTCTTTTTGGTGCTGCAAATGGTGCACTTCTTCACCCAGCTCTTTCTTACATAGCTCGCACAGCCCCTTCACTTTATGCGCATTAAAATGGCTCGGCTTGAAACTCAAATCCCCTGTCCGATTTTTATCGCGATACTTTAACCGAATCGCATTCGCCATTTTCAAAAAATCGTCCGGTAAATGCAGCGACTTGCACACCTCGAGTCCATACATGCTCGGTCCCGCACCATCGCGCAGCTTCCGATCATATATTAACATGTCGCGCGCCCGGTCATACGTTACCGCCATGTGCTTCGTACAAAGTTGGTGTAGTTGCGCGATTTCTTCATAGTCCACGATTTCGTGCATGTGTGTCGCAAACACAAAACAACTTTTTAAAGCGTGTAGCTTCTGCAACCCAGCAACAAATATACTGATCGCAGAATCGATTTCCGTTCCCGAACACAGCTCGTCTCCCAGAATCAAACTGTTTTGATCCGCGCATTTTAGAATCACACGAAGTTCCGACATTTCAACCGCAAATGTCGACATCCCTTTAAACAAATTATCATTTCCTAGAATCCGTGTCATAATGTTCGTATACGGTCGATACGTAAACGCGGAACACGGAACATAAAGTCCCGCTTGCGCCATAATGATACAAATTCCTAGCGCCCGAATCATGCTCGTTTTTCCAACCGCATTCGTCCCATATAAAAGTAATCCGCGCTCTTTTAAACCAAGCGAAATGTCATTCGTCACATAGAGTTCATCCTCATTCATTCGCTCGATCAAACAGTGCCGAATATCGCGAGCATCAACATAAGAACCCTCCTCCTCCTCTCCCACATTTCCTACATCAACAGTCGGTTTGCAATACTTGTATTTACGAGCAATATACGCCTGATTCTGAATCAAATCCACATCCGTAATAAACGAAACAATGGTCTGAAACGATTCTTGGCACTCTTTGAGTTCACACACGAATTTATGAAACACAAGCCCGATTTCATCGCGAATTTTATTTCTCGTCTCGCTAATCGATGCGCACACGCTGGATAACGCTTCGTGCACAAACGTGACCGCACTGCTTCCCGCCTTTGTAAATTGCAACGTCGATAAATCGAAATCAAATGTTTTTACTAATTTTTTACAACACTCGTATTGGTCGATCGACTCATATTCCAATTTGGAAACGTGCTCCTTCGCTTTTACCCTTTTTCCAATTTGTTCCAATAACAACTTGCTGCGCCGTTCCGTCGTCTGAATACTGTATCCCGCCTTTTCCGTTTCATGCCTTTTTACAAACTCTTTATCCTTGTTATCGCCTTTTATTGATGTTGCACCCTTCTTCTCTCCAATTGCAATCAAGTCATTACAGAATAACCGAATGGCTTCCAAAATACTGCACCCGTCTTCATTCGCAATATACGTTTGATCAAGATCCTTGCTTACACCCGGTTTAACAAAACAATCCTTATAACTCAAATCGAAATCGAGAGAATCGACGGACTTGCATCTTTCAATGTAAAAACATGCATCTATTTTTTTCATTAAATCATCACACATTTTAGTAATTCTCTCTGGATAAGCATCTGCGCGAAAGTATTTCAACAAGGTTTCATCGCACTTGACGCCATCATACATTTGTAAAATTATTTGTAAATTGGTATACAAAATGTAGAGAGAATTCGGATAAATCTTGCCCATATGTATTTTACGATGCAGTTTTTCAATGTCTTTTATATTTTCAAGCGCGCTTCTCCAATTCATATACATGCATGAACCAGAAGCAGCATTTGCATTTATTAATTCATTCTTTATATCATTCTTTATATCATTCTTTATATCATTCTTTAAAACATATTCTGTAATGTCATATTCTCTCTGAATTGTTTTTACATTGAATGACGGATGCAAGAGCCGATAATAGAATCGCCTTGAACCCATCGGTGTCTTGCATTTATTAAGCAGGCGGAATACGGACGAATTTGATCCGGTGCCGCCGCCAGTGCCGCCGAGTCCCTTTGAGTCAATGATGTTCAGCTGTTCCAGTGTGTGATTCGCCAAAACCATTCGATCCGATCGATTTTCGAATTCCGGCTCTTCTATTTTCGATGTCAAATTCGGATTGTGTTCATACACAAAATGAAGCAGAAACGTGTATGCCTGAACTGCAAACTCGTACGCGGAATAATTTTGGAAAATCGCGTTGCAAACATGAAATGAGAAAAACTTTCCCAGCACTTCTTTCCGATACGTTTGCTTTTCCGCATTTCTTGCCTGGATAAAAAAAGGATGCGGGTCCAAATGTTCCCCTCTCTCTTCGCTTTGTCGGTTCAAATCAATCCAATGAATCGCATTCGCAGTTGAAGAAATGTTGGCATAATTTTTTATATCTTCAATTTCATTTACAGAGAGATTTGAAATAATGATAACTTCACTCGGACGAAATGATGAAACAAATCTCTCCAGCTCGTCATATGTCGTCTGATTATGACGCGGATTCAATTCGGACTCGATCTCAAAACACGCGCTTTTTCCCGTATAAATATCAATATTCGACATTCCCATAATGATTTTTTTATTCATTATATTTGTACCCACCTTTACGCGCTGAATCCAAAAACATGACGTATTATTCGA